TACACATCAAACTTTCGTTTAGCTGCAGCCTTTCCTCTTGCACATAATTTAGTCATTTACCAACACTCACTACTATTGCGCCTTTATTAATAACCTGAACAGTTCCGACTCTACCTGTAGCTTCTAAGGGGTCAGTTGTATACGGCAGTTCTTGTGACAAACTTATCCACTGATCTCCATCATACACCTGCAGCGTATTAATGGATGTGTTCCATATTATATCGCCAGTATTAAATTTTAACTTGTCTCTATCAGATCTATTGAACTGAGGTGTAGCGTCTGGGTCAAAAGAATCTAAACTAAGTTCTAACAAACGAATAGCTTTGTTAAAAGTATTTCCATCTACATTCTGGGCCATAGGCGCAAATGGTAATCTGCCCTGTAGCAACTTGCTCATGCTTACCTTCTACCATTTGGCTGAAGATCTAACCTAGTCGCACCGATTCTAAACCCTACACCCGTCCTTACGCCAGCGGATGCATCATCATCTGATTCAAAACGCACAGCCGCTTGCCGACCTCTAGCGCGGGTATCGATCTTAGTTGTTGTGCCAGTAAATGAAGATGTTTGATCTGTAGTCAAAGACTGCCCAGGATAATTTCTAGCCTTCAAGACAAAGTTAATGGTCTGATCTGTGCCACCATTACCTGTAAACTTAACGTCAGGGATGGCCCTTTTAATAAACTGAAACTCTTGGCCATCACCAATATCAAAGTCAGCACTTTCTATAAACACGTTGTCCATTGGTGCGCCGTCATCATCAAACCCAGTCTCGTGAGAGTAGATGTAGTTGTTTGTGCCGTCATAGCCTGCTGCTCTAGGCACGTTTGCAATACCCTCATCAAGCCATGCAGTACGCGCTAACTGGCCTATCGCCCAAGTCTGGTCTACATAATTGTAAGTGACATAACGATCAATGGTGTCTGAACTACCGGAGCAATAGAACCAACCCACCTCGTTGAACTGCTTATTGAGAAACCCAAACACTTGGAATGCTTGACCTTCGTTTAAGTCATCAAATACATACGAGTGAACGCTGCATGGAATGGGCTGTACCGAACCTTGGTATGCGTAAAAACCCTTCTTGTCCATCCAGAAGATGCCAGTAGGTGTGTTCACTGGCGCATTAGGCCCAATTAAACTTATGCCTTCATTGATAAGCGTAAGACCAAAAGTCAGTGGCGCGCCAATAAACTGCAGGCTGTACAGCGCAACGTCCGTCCAGATTAAAGTTTCTTGCCTAGCTCTAAGACCGCCAATTATTTGAGATCCAGCAGAACATCGTAGTGAGCCAGCCGTGTTTGTAGATAAAGGCTCCCACTCAGCAGCGTTCTCTTGGTCAGAGAAGGCTACAAGAAGCGGGTCTATAGCTCCTGTTCTGCCTGAAGCGGTAGCATTAATAGGGTCTGCACCAAGAATAACAACGTGACGATCAACGTCTGAAATCAGCACCTGCAAGCCCAATGTAGGCGCAAGATTGGCCCCAGTTAGATCAGCAAGAGCAATCGCCCTAGTACTAGCGTTTGTGTAGTCCCAGCAGTAACTGCGTCCACCGCGAGGGCAGGCAATTAGGTCTTCACCAAAACTGTCCATAGACCATAAGCGTAACTGGTTGTTAGAACCAATCGCACTGCTAGAGCCAAAGGTGCCGTCACCCCATGAACTTGCGCCCCAACCCGTGCCATCAACATAGGTATCAAGCCCTGGTGATATTTGATAAGCGCCGTCTACACCCGACCCGCCATTACCGCTGTCTGAAGAGTTGGCTACGACTGTATCGCCACTTGTGTCTTTAGCAGTAAAGGTATAAGTATCCACACTTGGAACAGTTGCAATCTCATACTCTTGATTAAGCACTGCCGCAGTAATGACACCGCCGAGAGACACCGCTTCAGAGAAAGTTACAAAGTCACCCTTGGCTGCGCCATGAGCGTCATCAGTTGCAGTGATGGTAGAAGAACCATCAGTGGCTGCAAAAACAACACCATTGGTTGAAGTGGCGCGAATAGGTGTTATGTCATCAAAGTCTGCGCCTTCTTGAACATACAGCTTGGACCGCGTGCCGAGGCCCAAGAGCCGCGTTCCGTCTAGCGCAACCCAGCCCAACATTTTACGGCCTGTACCGTTGTAGGAACTGGTCAAATACTTAACCCAACCACCTATCTTCTCAGGGAACCCTTTACGAAAGCGCACAAGGTTGCCGTCAAACCAACCACCTTCTGCAGTGTAGTCTGTGCCTTCCTTGTTGATCCCTGGATTAAATAGATATTTTTGTAGAGGCATTACTGGTACTCACCTGTGCGAATCATTTCAGTAACTTCAACAGCGCGGTTACCCACCTGCTGGCTCCACTTGCTGTCCATGAATTCATCTGCAGCAATGTCAAACTGCTCACGGGACATAGCTTCAAGCGCCTTAACAAAGCCACGCAAACGAGTCTGTCCCAGATTAAACGAAATATCAATTAAGGCATCTTGACGCGCTTCGTTCATTGCGGGGAACCAGAAGTATGAATCGGTAAGCTCTTCTCGCACGCGCTTGATGTCGTTTGCTAGTAGGTAGTCAATTTCATCATCAGACAGGCCAAGACCAGACTCGCTAATATTTCTACCCACCGCAATTGTTTCATACCCAGCCGAGCATATATAAGACTTAGACCGCACACCTTCGTGGCGTTTAAGCATACTAATTAAATCGCTCATTACTTCTCCCTAGCTACAGAGTTGACCTTCTCATAGCTTCTCATTGCGCCAAGACCTAACATCCCCATCATAACCGGAACAAGCAGGGTTGTATCTATTTCGGGTAGGTCTACCCAGATGCCTAGTATGTTGGCAATAATTGTATTGTAGAGTAAGCCCAGCGAACACACCCAACCGATACTCGGCCTCCAGCCAGCAACAAATAACGACTTATGTGCAGCTTCGGTCTTGTTTACGTCTAGTTGGCCCTTCATAAGCTCTTGGGCATGTCGCTCTGACATCGTAGCAATCTCATGGGCCAAGGCGTTCTTCTGATCCTTGTCCTCGATAAACTTATCAAGTAGCCCTGTGACCGGCCCTACTAATGATGCGACGATGCTCATAGTTTAATCCCAAGTCTTCGTGTTACGGCCTATCTTCTTAGGTATGCAGTAAGCACTTATATTGTTTTGGTTACGCTCTTGTCTGCCTATTTTAACTGCACCCGATTCAACGTAATAAGCAAACTGATTGCAGCGAGTTACATCCCGAAAGTAAAACTCTTCTTTTAAAGGCTCTCCGTCAATTATGACTATGAGCAAAAACGCCATAATCATCGGGTCAAATAAGCCAACAATGCGCCTACAGCAGCAGGTACTAAAACAACAACCAGCAAGACAAGCATCCCGATCTGGCGCATATCTTTCCAGAACTTTTTATTCTTTGCCGTAGCCCTAGCTAACTCTTCTTGTTTGGCTTTTCTAGCATTCGCCATCTCTTGCATACACTGCTGATACAGATGACCATTGCCGCTCATAACAAACAGGTCTTTAACTTCCTGCATTGTCTCTGCAATTTGCTTACGCGCCAGCGCAGCCTTAACAGCGTCAGCTTCCGACAACCCGCCTTGGTTTTGAGCCTTAGCCAGTTCTACTTCAGCCCCACCCAGCTTGCTGAGAAAGGTTCCAATGGTGCTTAAATCATCCGCTGTACTTGCTGCTTTTTTGATCGCGTTTGAAGCCATGTTGACTCCAGCCACTATCGCGGAGATTTCTGCAATCATTTTCTACCCCATAGATACTAGTATCGGTACTAACACCGACCCTAAAACAAGAATGTATATACCGTAGATTAGGTGTTCGATTCTATCGAACCTCTTAGACCCAGACTCCAAACGCTTTTCAATGTTTTCATAACGTATGGCGCATTCTCTTTCGTGTGCGCCAATCTCAGCTAAAGCATCTTTGACCGTAGGGCGCGTTGCCGCCATTATTCCTTGGCCTTACCGATGTTTAAAGCTAGTGCTTCAACTACGGGGTATATCCATTTGGCGAAGAAAGCATCGTCTTTGGGTGTAGGTGTAGCAGCACATATGGCGCTGGCTATTACCGACAACGTAGTCAGAGTCGTTATAACTTCAATTAATTCCATTAGCTTGCCTCTTCTTCAGATTCTTCTACGGGCTTAACAGACTCAGTAATCGCGGCAATGTACATCTGAAGCAATGCTTGGCGCTCACTAATCTGCATCTGTAGCGTGGATATTTCACGGCGTAACTCGTTCACACGGGCTATGTTTGCCTGAGTCTCTACAGCTAGACCTTCAAAATCATACTGTTCGTCATTGATTGTTACTGTGTTTTCTTCGCTCATGTTAATCCTTAGTGTGGTTGCTCTTGCTGCACGGGCCAGCAGTTTAAGTTAGCTGCTACGGTACGGCGTTCACCTTCACCTTGGAAGGGATATACCATGTGTTGCAGCCAACTCGGAAAGAATAATAACTTACCTACTTCGGGCTTCATAACCACGTTCTGCGTAGGTTTAAGGCGCTCTTTGTCCCATGTGGCGCTTTGCCCGTAGTTAAAACAAAGATACCCGTCAGACGCGCCAGAAGCGTTGTACAGGTTATACGACTCACTACCCGCAGCAGGTTGAGCAAGGATCTGTTCTGGCACCTTAGTCCACGTTGTACAGCTAACGCCCATAATAGTTTTGGTGCCGTGATCATGGATTGGGTTGTAATCGCCAGCATAACTATGTACTGACCAAAGCTCATCCATCTCTACGTTACGGTTGCCATCTAATTGCTGACCTGTGTTAGCCATAAACGCACTGACGTATTCGGCACCCATACGACATAGGAACTGGGAGAACTCTGCTAAACGACCATCTTCGTAATCCATTACAAGCTGTTCGCCGTTACCTATCTGACCTACTAGCGTATGTGCTGCTGAGATACGATCATTTTGGTGCATTAACTCATCTAAGTAGTCGTTAAGGCTTGTAACCATATGTTCAGGCACAGTCGTTTCCATCAAAAACAATGACGGAAGCGGCATCATACGGTACTGAATCTCAGACATTAAGCAGCAGGGTCGTATGCGTTTGCAGCCGTTATAGCAGCGTTAACTGTGGTCATGTCTTCATCACCCCAATCTTCTAGGGCTACCATATGCTCAAGATACCCACAGCTACG